CATAGGTATGGTAGGCGTGTTCCTCAACCTGTTCGGAGAGGTTATACGCCATCCTAGGTGATACCACATACAAGAGACACGTCAACCAGTAGTATGCAAAGGCTGTGTGCTGTGCGAAGAAGCGATCGATGAAACGTTCATCACCACCCAAATCTTCCATGATGAGAAGATGGTGATACTCGTTCATGGTCTGTGCGAAGTGCGTCTCTAAGAAGTCAGCCTTCCGCCACACACCGAAGGTTTCGTAGAGGTGTAGAACCGATACAAATGAAAAGTATGGTACACGAGCGACCGTCTCAAGGACATAGAACCGGGCATAGTCACGGTCCTTATACACTTTGTCAATGACCTTCACGGCTGATTTGACGACAGTCTTGTTGATACGCTTCTCAAACCTACGAGCAGTGTTTACGTGGGGTTGAACAGAGGCGAGGGTGAGCATATTATACCTAATTACCAGATTTTTAAGTATGGTGAGAGTTAAAGGGCTGTTCTATAACAAGAATATGATTAGTGTTTATATACTTACAAATCCATCTTTCCCTGAAATTAAAATTGGATTTTCTGGTAACGTACAAAAGCGTTTATGTATTTTGAATTCTTCGGTTCCTAATCGTTTTAATGTTCATTATTCAAGAGAGTTTTTGGACCGAGACGTTGCTCGAGAGGTGGAATCTAAACTACATGATAAATTTCGAGAATGTAGAGCCAGTAACGGCGAATTTTTTCGTGTCGACCCGGAGAGAGCCGCACTCGAATTGTATCACACCAGCAACGATGTTAGGTCTCAAAACAACCTAAGTTAAAAGTTAGTGTTGTAATAAATCCAAGAAAAATGGAGAGTGTCCAAAAACTCACCCATATCGAACACATTCTCAAGAGACCCGACTCCTATGTCGGTCCAGTTGAACAGGGTACCGAACCCTACTGGATCCTTGATGGTGGAAAGTTCTCGAAGAAGAACCTCAAGTACTCCCCAGCTCTCTTGAAAATCTTTGATGAGATCTTAGTCAATGCCATTGATCGTAACTCTCTCCATCCCAAACAGGTCAGTTCCATCTCCGTCGCCATCGACAAGGAGAGTGGCTCGGTGACTATTGAGAATAACGGACCCCTTGGTGGGATCTCTGTAAAGATGCACGAGAAGGAAGGTCTTTGGAATCCTGAACTTGTCTTTGGACACCTCCTCACGAGTACCAACTACGATGACTCCCAAAAGAGGATCGTCGGGGGTCGAAACGGCTACGGTGCCAAGTTGGCGAATATTTATTCATCGGACTTTTCCATCGTGATCAAGGATCACGAAACGAAGCAAACGTACACACAAAAATGGTCAAAGAACATGACCGTCTGTGACCCACCAAAAATCAAAAAACATTCGGGTGCTACTTCATCGGTCGCCATTACATTCACACCTGAGTGGAAGAGGTTTGGAATGTCCAAGATGGACGATACCATTTACAACATTTTCCAGAAGCGAGTTTGGGATGCGAACACCTGTACCACTCAAAACTGTAAAGTGAAGTTTAATGGGGATGTCCTCCCCAAACAGAACTTTGAGGCCTATGCCAAGATGCATGAAGGTGTCCAAGAAGTTGCATCTGTCTCCGGTGACCGGTGGTCAGTGTGTATCGGACCGTCTGAAAATGGTCTCGAGCAAGTCTCCTTCGTGAACGGTCTCTGTACCATGAAGGGTGGTACACACGTCGATCACGTCGCGAACCATATCGCCAATGCTATCATTGATGATATGGCCAAGAAGATTAAACTGAAGCCTCAACAGGTGAAGAACGCTTTCACCATCTTCGTGAAGGCAACTTTGGAGAACCCAACCTTCTCGAGTCAGGTGAAGTCTGAGTGTACCTCGAAGTCTCCAGACTTTGGTTCGAAGTTTGAACCACCCAAAAACTTTGTGAAGAATGTTTTGAAGACTGGTATCGCTGATGAACTCACAGCACTCTCGAAGTTCAAGGAGATGAAAGAACTCAAGAAGACTGATGGTGCCAGGAAGTCTAAGATTACCGGTATTCCCAAATTGGATGATGCGAACAAGGCTGGTACGGCACAATCTGGGAAGTGTACCCTCATCGTGACAGAGGGTGACTCGGCGAAGACACTCGCTGTCGCTGGTTTATCTGTGGTGGGCCGAGACCACTACGGTGTCTTCCCTCTCCGTGGCAAGTGCAAGAATGTCCGAGACTCTTCGGTCGCACAGTTAACCTCTAACCAGGAGTTTAACGACCTCAAGAAAATTTTGGGTCTCCAACAAGGGAAGGAGTACACAAGTGTTTCGGAACTTCGCTACGGTCGCCTCATGATCATGACTGATGCGGATAACGATGGTTCTCACATCAAGGGTCTCATCCTCAACATGATCCATTACTTCTGGCCCAGCCTTTTGAAACTGAACTTTGTGGTCTCTATGGTGACACCAATCATTAAGGCGACGAAGGGTTCTGAGTCCAAATCGTTCTACACTGACTCTGCATTCCGAACCTGGTATGGCAATGGTAAGGCTGGGTGGCGAATCAAGTACTACAAGGGTTTGGGTACCTCAACGTCGGCTGAAGCTCGTGAGTACTTCAAGAAGATTCAGGACCTCACTGTGAAGTTTGACATGGATACGATGACTGATGACTCCATTGTGTTGGCATTTGATAAGAAGAAGGCGGATGCACGCAAGTCCTGGCTTCTCGAAAGTACTGCCAAGGATGCCAACCAGCTCGAAGTTCCTTATGGTGATGTGAAGCAATTAGATATCACCGACTTTGTACACAAAGACTTGGTGAACTTTTCTTTGGCTGACCTCAAACGTTCCATTGCTCATGTCGCAGATGGTCTCAAACCTTCGCAGCGTAAAGTGATGTATTCGTGTTTCCAGAGAAACTTGACTGCAGAGATGAAGGTGGCTCAGCTGGCAGCCTATGTAGCTGAAAAGAGTGCCTATCATCATGGTGAGGTGTCCTTGGCTGAGACAATCGTCAAGTTGGCCAATGACTATACGGGTTCCAACAACATCAATCTTCTTGAACCCTGTGGGCAGTTCGGTACACGACTCATGGGTGGCAAGGATGCGTCACAGACGAGGTACATCTTTACGAAGCTCGCCAAGGAGGCGAGGAAGTTGTTTGATCCCAGGGATGATGCCATCCTCAATTATTTGGATGATGATGGACGATCCATCGAACCGGACTTCTACATGCCTACCATGCCCATGGTTCTAGTAAATGGGACGGAAGGTATCGGGACGGGTTTCAGTTGTTATGTCCCACCCTTCAACCCCGACGACATCAAGGAGAACATCAAGAGGATCCTGGGTGGTGAAGAGGTCGTACCCATGAAGCCGTGGTTCAGGGGTTTCAAGGGAAAGGTGTTCAAAGATGATGGCGGTCTGTGGATTACAGAGGGTACGTACAGAGACACTGGATCCAGACTCAAGGTTACGGAACTTCCACCTGGGCGTTGGACCCAAGACTACAAGGAATATTTGGACTCGTTGGCGGAAAAGAAGATGATCACGGGCTATACGAACAACAGTACAACCGATGATGTAGACTTTGAAATCTTCGGATACTCAGGGAAAGATATCGTCAAAGATCTCAAGCTGCGGAAGACCTTCCATGTTTCAAACATGCACCTGTTCCACCCCACCAAGGGCATCAATAGGTACGGGAGTCCAGAGGAGATTCTTCAAGACTTTGTGGAACTCCGACTCGAACACTACAAGAAACGAAAAGCCCACCTCATCAAGGTTCTCGAAGCTAGGGCTATCATGTGTGACCACAAATCGAAGTTCGTGTCGATGGTTATCGAGGAGGAGTTGATTGTGTTCAAGAGGAAGAAGGTGGAACTCGAGAAGGAAATGTCATCGATCTTCCCCAAGATTGATGGAAACATGGACTACCTCCTTAACACGAAGACGGTCGAATACACACAGGAGCGTGTTGAAGCTCTCATGAAAGAAGCGTCACAGGCGAAGAAAGAATTGGAAGTAATGTTGAAAACGAGCCATGTCGACATGTGGAAGATGGACATTAAAAATATGTAAACCATTAGTAAGATGCCCACCTCCAGTGGTGCCGGTGTATCCCTTAACGCCATAGGCAAACAGGAGTCATACATATATAGCGACAATGTAGATGAGTCTATTTTTAATTACGATTTAAAGAGGCATTCCAACTTTACAAAGTTTCATAGAACTACGATCGTCAATAAGAGTCCCACGTCCCCTACGTGGCCCTTCAATGAACGTATCAAGGTAACCTTCAATCCTCAGAATATGGGTGATCTTTTGAGTAACATGTACGTACTCATTAAACTTCCCGGGTTAACAACTGGACAAAATTATGCCGACCAGGTCGGTCGTCATCTCATCAAATCGGTTACCATGCGTGTAGACGAGATCGAAGTTGAAAAGATTTATGATGACTGGATGGTCATACACGATGAGTTGTACCTCGAGGTTTCCGAAAAGGTTGCGAACCGTTTCAACCTGAATCGTATG